GGACTCGAACCTGCAACTTCCTGATTAACAGTCAGGCGTTCTGCCAATTGAACTACACCCCAAAAGCATGACACCCAGAGAGGTGGGTCCTCTCTGGGTGCATGTACACAAAGTCGGTAATCTAGAGGCAACCAAATTATCGACACCTTAAGTGTAATCTAAATCCTGCTGCTGTCAATCCATTTGAGAAGCAAGGTATGGGTTTGACGGTAACGGTTCGGTGGGCCTACCTGGAAGCCAGCACGTCACAAATGAACCGCATTCACGAGGCCACCTGCCCCAAACAAGGCCTACTTTCTTTGCTTTCGCGCGAATGGATTTCCTTGATGAGGTAATGTTTAGTAGCGGTACGCCTGTGTCTGAGACGCCAATAACAGATAGGCGCTCGCCCAATGCGCTTTCAAAAGAAGCAACGATCCCGGCCAGCTTAGGATCTTCCTGCCATGCCGACCAATACTTTGGTCGTGTTTTACGATTTTCTATACCCCTCTCAACGAGCCGGTCTGATATAAAGAAATCATACTTACCCGTTCCATTCTGCTTGTTGTTCTCATTACCCATGGTCATCTCACTCTTTCCAGAGATAAACACAACTGAACCGCTTAGACAATGCTTTAGCGCGGGAACACGGGTGATGCTTGACGGCAGGCTTGGGGAAGTGTTGGACGCTGTGTGCCCTGTATGTATGAGTAGGGGA